AGACAATGGATGCAGTTAAGCGTTTCAAGCATCATGATAGGTTCTATATACCTTGGTCTTTTGATTACCGTGGACGGGCTTACCCAATTCCTGCATTTCTTACTCCACAAGATACAGATTTTGGAAAATCATTACTTATCTCAGCTGATGAAACTTACATCACAGCAAGAGGTGAAGAATGGTTAGCTTTCCAAGTAGCCACTACGTTTGGATTAGATAAAGAAACAATGGCTAATAGGCTGTTGTGGACCACACAAAATACACCGTTGATTACCAGAGTAGCCACTGATCCTATAAGGAACATTGGTGACTGGGAGGCAGCGGACGAACCGTGGCAATTTTTAGCTGCGTGTGAGGAGTACTATTCGGTAGTAACTAAACGCACCAGAAAACACACAAGGTTATTTGTAGCCACGGATGCAACATGCAGTGGGCTTCAGATCCTCGCAGGATTAGCGAGAGACCGAAAGACAGCACAACTCGTCAATGTGTTGCCTTCTGAACGTCCACAAGACGCATACAAGGTTGTAGCGGAATCAGCCAAACCTAATTGTCCTGTACACATACAGAAAGTAATGGACAGGAAGACAGTCAAAAGGACTGTTATGACTATTCCCTACAATGCTAAACCTTTCTCTAATCGCTCATATATACGTGATGCTTTAAAGGAGAAAGGTGTAGAGATTAATAAAGAAGATCTCACAATCACGGTCGCAGCTGTTAGAGAGGCTATGGCAGATGTAGTCCCCGGCTGTTTGAAGGTGATGAAATGGATTGAGACTGAAGTAGTCAAGACATTCAAGCG